ACACCACGATAAATACCACCTTGTGCTTTTTTAGCAGCGTTAGATGATTTTACAGTGATTGCATCATGTTTAATTCCACGATAAATGCCTGCGACACGAGTTTTTTTCTCTTTCGCAACATTTTCGGGAGTTTGTTTGATACCTCTGTAATACATTGGTTCGCCCTCCAGTTTTCTAATCGATTTCGTACATAGTCTCACGACTACACCCTTCTCATAGCGTTCCTTCGGTAAACTTTCGGTCTCGTTCCCCTTGCGGGTACTTGCTTGCCTTTCTGAATAGAAAGAGGTTTTCAGGTTTCCTACTTCCGTCTTATATAAAATATAAGATGAACGAAGTCTGAATACTTAGCCTAAGCTTATACACCCCCCTTGGCGGCGTATTCAGTATTCAGTATTATTTATACAAATTAAGTTTTTAAGTTAATCTGATAAAAAATCCTTTAAATCTGAGTCCACATTGACCGCACGTCTTTTTCTTTTCTTCTTCTCTTCGGTCACGACATCTTTCCAATAACGGTCTACACTCTTAATATCATCTATCTTTTGTCTAAGAGTATCCACTAGGAATTGTCCAGCTTCATCTGATTGTTCTGTACTGTTCTCATTATCAACTAAATCTTCATAGTCAATGTTTGCCATGTATTTTAGTTTGATATCTTGTTGTTTCTTTTCTTTATCTATTCTACGTAAGAATGCATACCAAGCGATTTGCGTAAAGTATGCGAATGCATTAGGTGTTCCAGTTCTAGTTGCAGTCTCGATATCATAGTTCTTGATTGCTTTCAAACAATTCTCTACTGCGTCCATAACCATTTCTTCACGATAAGTATATCGAATAAAATTAGATTTGTGTGATAATCCTTCTGCGATTTTTAGAAAACACTCTGCGATATAATTATCAATCACTGGGATTTTCTTTGACTTTTGTTTCTGTGCTTTCTGTAATCTATTACAATAATCTACAACCGCAAGAGAAAACTCCTTGTTGTTTACGTAGTGTGGTTTGTCTTGTGGTTTTACTTTATTTGTCATAATATATCCATATTTAATTGTTTTGTATTATACTTGATAAAACATATTTAGTCAATAATTAAATTAGTTCTTGACAAAACTTGTTTCATCGTATATAATCTTGGCTACATTCCGCCCCCCGCTGAATACTTAATGTAATTTATCTTTATCTGGGTCTAAAGTAGGAAAGAATAATAACTTTCCTAATTTATCTGCGGACTCTTCGATTTCTTCTTTTGTTTTTTCAACTAATCCGTCTACATATTCTTGTATCTTACCTTCACGTAAAGCAGCTTCTGCATCTTTCCAACTACGAACTCTATCTTCATAGTTTGCGTTCATATCTAATAATGCTTCTTCCCATTGCAACATTAAATGTTCGGGTGGTTTTGCCATACTAACAACATGATAAGAATTCAACGAGATAACACTACCAAGACTTTCTTGATACACCATAAACGGACGCATCGTATAAAAAGGAAAACCAGTGTGTGATTTTGCGTAAACCATTTTCACTGCTTTTCTAATTACGATTTCTTCTTGACGAGTTGCGTCATCACTGTATGGGTCATTCCATTCAATAACTTCACATATAACTTCGTCTCCTGATGCAAGTTTGAAGTGTCTTACGTCACCTATTCTTTTATCCATACTACTATTTATACTATTTTAAATTAACGGGTATTATCTTATACGGAAACTGTTCCTTTGCGTATATCTTTATTCTTTCTCCAGAATGACGCAAAGTAAAGTTCTTGTGTCCTTTTACATGTAAATCATCTGCAATATCATAGAGTGTAGTATTACTACCGTCATCTGATTGTCTGAGTCCACGTCCGATAGATTGTAATACTTTTATCTGACTTTTACTTGGACTTGCAAATACAATGTTATGTAAGTTCTTAATATTTATCCCAGTACTAAATGTTCCTAATGATGCGACAATGATTGCATTCTTCTGCGACTCGACAATACCACGTATTTGTTCACGGTCTTTTGCATCTACTTCTCCAGATACATAAAATACTTTTCGGTCTTTGTCTGCACCTTTTCTTATAATATCAAATAACTCTTTACCATGTTTCTCTACATATTGAAACAATACTAGTGTATTCCCTTTTAAATCTAATGTTAAGTTCTTAATAAAATTATTTCGTTTTTCATGTCGGACAATATAATCTACTTCTTCTGCATAAGTCTTACCTTTTAATAAATGACATACATCATTATGATATCGAAGAAGTATAACATTGATATCAAGACCCGCAAGTGTACCACGCACTTGTAAGTCTTTGGTTGCGATTACTTTATGTGTCAGTCCAAACAATCCTTCTAATACTAATTTATTTGTTTCTGTACCGTCCAGTGTACCCGTAGTACCAAAACGATACTCTGCATTCTTACATTTGTTCATTACACCCGTCAATGATTTTGCTTTAAATAAATGTACTTCATCTCCAAAGACCGCACCGAATTGTTCAAACCAATCAAACTTAAGACGATAGATAGATTGCCATGTAGAGATAATAATTCTTTTATCTGTAATCTTATCCTTTCCAGAATAGATACGGTGTACTTCATTTTCTACATCAAATCCATATTCATAAAAGTCTTTATATAATTGTTCTACTAAACTTGTTGTGGGAACAATAATTAACATGTTCTTGTCGTGATTGTCGTAGTACCAACGTAATAGATTATAGATGATAAACGACTTACCACTTCCAGTAGGGGAGAGTAATAAACATCTTTTGTTTTCTATACCATGTGATATTGCATCGTACTGATAATCTCGTATCTCAAACGGTGCATCTAAACTGTCAAGATATTTGACAAGGGATTTATGTTGAACTTTATTTCGGAGTTCTGGGTGTCCATACTCGTCATTGTCTACAAGTTGTACGGGATACATTCTATCCAATGCAAACTTTTTCAAATGCGGATATAGACCCACATTTAATTCACGAGTCATTTGATTAAATAAACGAATTTTACCGTCCCAGACTTTGCGTTTGAATGCAGGCATATATCGATGGCCTGGAACGAAAAAAGAAAAGTATTCAGATAGTTCTTTGAGTTGATGACCTTCGCAGTCTACCAACATCATAGAATGGTCTTTTAGACCTACTTGAATAGTATTTGCGGGACGCATCAAATACCAGTTTCAAACTGCCTCCACTTAATCATATTACTTATAGTTTGATGTCTCCATGTGATATTGTTAACAATCTCTGTTAATGTATCTATACATGTAGTAAGGTATTGGATTTTAAGTTCTGAGTCTTGTATCTCTTTGTCAGTATCATACCAGTTTTCTTTCTGACCTTTTGTTGTGATAACAAGACCGTCATAAGGGTCAGGTTTCCAACCACGAGACTCAATATCTTCTTGCGACATTTTACCTTCGTAGTATAACCACTTATCTTTTAATAAGTTTTTTTGTTCAAACTCTGACCTTTTTAATCTGAGTTTCATTGCAGAAAGATAGGACAAATACTTATGATGCAACTCGGGTGTTTTACGAGATGCTTCGTCTAATTGATTTTTAGGTATTTGTGAGTCTTCTTTCCACTCTGATAATATAGTATCTAAGTCAATCATAACCGTATATTATACAGTATCAAACAGATTATGTAAAGTGTTTTTTTAGTACTTCCAGTCTATCTTCAAAGTGTGCAAGTTTATCTAGTTCTTCTTCAATAGTTATGATTAAATCACCATGTTCTGCAAGACCAACTCTTTTCTCAGTTAGTACTCTTATATTCATTTTGTGTCTATCAATACCAGCTTCACACTGTTTAATAAGTACATCAACTATCTGCGGTGCCATTATACTTTTCATGCAATCTCCCTTAATGGTTTACTCAATTCGTCCCAACTTAATTCGTAATCACTATCTCCTTCTGCAAAACCAAGAACACCAAGTTTCTCGTATTCTGGTAAAAGGTCATCATGTAGTAATCCAATCTTTTTCAAGTTGGGCATTATTCTACTAAACAATAAAGATTGAAATACATTTTCTGCAATTTCTTTTTGGGCATACTCTTCGGTTTCTTTTATATCCAGTCCATAAGTTTCCCAAACTGCATGTGGTCTTAATCTGTTTCTACTTACTGTACATGCTTCTAGTGCAAACTTTGCTCTGTCCATTCTTTCTTCTTCGGATAGTGTTTGTACAAAGTCAGTAAGATAGTTTATACCAAAAGTCACATGACGTGCTTCATCTCTAATAATAAGATTTAACATGTCTTTGAATACTGGGTCTTCGGTAGTATCTTTTGCAGTTTGAAAAGCCGCAAGTGCAAGTCCTTCTATCACTACTTGCATACCAATAAATTTTAAATCCCACCTTGAGTCAGTAAGTATCTTATCTAACAATCCTTTTAACGCACGACTTATAGGCCAACTCTTTTGTAATCTTGTTTGTATATATTTGTTAAAACATTCTACGTGACGTGCTTCATCAAAAGTCTGAGAAGCCGCATATAGTTTTGCATTGAAGGTAGGAGCACATGATGCAAGTTGACTTGCAACTAATAACGCACCTTGTTCTCCGTGTAAGAACTGACTGGTAGACCAACTATTTAAATCTCTAAAAAATTCTTCCTTTCGCATTCTATCCCAAGTACTATACACTGGGTGTCCGTTCCACTGACTGTCTTCCCATTGAAATCTTTCTTCTGAGATGTCTATTACTTCTGGAGACCAATCAACATCAATCTCTACGTCCCAGTTAAGTTGTTTACCTAACTCGTATAGTTTTTTAATACGATTATCTTGTACAGTATAATCCCAGTTATAAGAACCCACTAAAGGCGTGTTGAATATTTCTACGACATCTACTGGGTCTAAGTTTACTGGATAGTCTCCGTCATACTCTATAGTATCTAAAGGTGTTGTTGTTTTTATTATCTTCATG